TGCCGACACCTACAAGGTAGCCTCATCCGCGTATGTAGTTCCGTACGCTATCATAAATCTGCTCTTCCCGGGTGCTTAATTGCACTTCAAGGGTTTAAGCATTATGATGGAGCCTTCACCATTTCCGAAGAAAGGATTAGACCATGTCAAAAAGTGCTGGTTGGTTGGATCGATTGAGTTATGCGAAGAGTCTCAAGTTCCTTAAAAAGATTGCCCGTGTTCACGCAGTGCAAGCAGGCCGTTTCTCCGAAGATTTGTGTCGTTTTATTGACACTGATGATTGGAGGGCTTTACTTGATTACCGAATCACCTACGAGCGTTCAGATTCTGTCTCTACTCTTATCCATGCTCGACAAGCTCTAGCGTTTTTCCAAAAACTAGAGCCGCTGAAAGTGGAGGGGGTTGAGTCAAAAACCTTGAATGCTTTTAGGAAGTTCGCGCGTACTGAAGTCACATGCCGAAAAGTGAATGACCGGTTTTGTAGATATAAGCTAGGTATTCCTATGGGATACCCTTACGACCTCATTTTGACGGACGCAAGAAGAAAAATAGCTAACATCTTAGGAACCGCGCCGTCACTCGACGAGCTTGAGTTTGGCTTTGGGCCCGGGGCAACTGTATTATCAAAAAAGAAGGAGGCCTTGCATAGATTTAAGCTCGGATCTCCTCCCGCTTGTAGTAAAGAGCTCGCGCCTTTTGTGGACAGATTGTTGTCCCAGGTGCCCCCGTATACTCTTTTGCACGCTACGGAAGTCGGTTTAGACTTTGCCGATGTGGACGTGCAGATAGTTCCGGGGCGATTAGAGTTCGTCTTCAAAAACGCTGAAGAGTATAGGACAATCGATGTTCAACCACCTCTGAATGTACTTTTTCAGCAAGGAGTTGGCAAAGCTGTCCGTAAGCGTTTACGTAGGGCAGGGATCGATCTTAGCGACCAAAGCCGGAATAAAGGCCTTGCGAAGCTGGGTAGCATGACTGATCATCTTGCTACTGTAGATTTTTCCTCTGCGAGCGACACCATTGCAACACAGATGGTTGCGTTCCTTTTACCCGAAGATTGGTTTGTCCTCCTGAGTTTAGGGCGGACATCCACCACCAGTTTCGAGGGGTTGCTTATACCCATGGAAAAGTTTTCTACCATGGGTACGAGTTTCACCTTTGAACTAGAGAGCCTTATTTTTTATGCTCTCGCGTGGTCCGTGTTACGGTATCTTGCTCTCCCTAACGGTGAGTTAAGCATCTATGGAGATGACTTAGTCATCCCGTCAGAGGCCTAC